TATAGCCATTATCTCACCCCTGACTTTCTATGATTGTTCTTACACTTTTGATATTGCCATTACAAGAGCTTTCCAAAAGTTGTGCTTTTCCAAAAGAGAAATTCGCATGTGTAACAAAAAAGTAAAACGAATTTTGTCTTCCATCTGTAACAGTTATACAATCTCCTGCAACAATACTTGGATCGCTTGAACATGAAATTGATAACTCCCTTGCAAAATACCCTGTTGAATGATATATACCACAAAGTTCAGCAAGATCCTTTATCTTATTTGCATATGTTGCATCTACGCTACAATCAATAACAACTCTTATAACACTACTATTTTCGAATACGGTATTACGATCAAACCATAAATTTCTAATCTGCTTTTTGTTATTTGAAGCATACTCTATTTGAAATCCTGTAATCCATATAATGTCAGTACTTATTTTTTTACTCAAAACATTGTATATATGAGCATCTCTTACTCCAGGATGTTGGGCACCGTTTAGAGAAGTACCAGATGAATAATCTTTAAAATCTCCTCCATCTTTATCATCTTCCACTCGATACGCATATGGACTATTCCTGAATTTTCCACCGTTAATAATGTTATTTTCATACGGTAAACTTTCAAAACTATTTATAATGGATTGTAATTTTAACGTTCCATCTTCTGAAATTCTCCAATAAGAAAAAGCTATTTTGGCACAATATCTCAGCATATCTCGAAAAGTCAAATTAACATCTTCCGGCTTTTCTTTGATTCTTACGCTATCCAGTATGTCCCAGTAAACTGATTCTTGGACTGTTTCTACTGGAACACCGCAAATTTTACACGCCTCTTTGACAATATCAGTACAATATGCTGGAAACTCCAACGTGCTTTCGGAATAACTTTTGTCAAATTTTATCATGTCATCGTAAGCTGTAATTTCAACTGTCAACTCCGTAAAATACGCTGTGTCAATCGTATAAGTGCCTTTCGTTATGATTTCCACTGTGCCATCTGGTAATTTAAGCCCTACCCCTGCTTTAATTTTTGCTTCCCTGAAATCCACATCATCAAATTTACCATCTGAATTATCCAGAGTCGCTTTGTACTCCTTGGCAGCAGCAGTTCCAATGGCAATATTATTACTATCATCTGTCACAAGATCATCAATGCTATACGCCAAAAAATCTCCCGTTTCCATTTCAATCTTGACAGAACTTTTACTCAATGTGTAAGCATCATGCATTGAAAATTCTCGATTTTTCTTGATTGCTTCCTTATATGCATTGCTCGTGCTTATCATCAATAATCACCTCTGTATAATATCCACAGAAACTTCTTTGTAGTAAAAAATACCACCGATATCACCGCCAACTTCTTTTGCTATTGTCCCTCTGTATGACTCGATTGTTACATTTGTTCCGTAATCACGGAACGTAATAGGGAAAAATCCTGTTGCTAAATTCTTTTTGATAAGAGCTGCCTGCTGTTCTGTAAGCCAATTCCATTTGATAGACAGATTTTTCTTTTCTGCTACAACATCACCGACCATAGTACCTGTAAGAGTACGTCCCGTGTCACTGCTCCATATGATTTCATCTGCCACACTCATCGAAACTGGTGCAGGCAGTTCTACGTTTCCACATTTCAATACAAACATCAGTTGCTCCTATCTAACATCTACCGTGTTAAAACGTTTATTAATTCCGATCTGTGCTCTTGTTGACGCTCGTGCAATGTCTACGCCATCTAAATTAAAACTTACATTTGCAAGTGCCGCTACAATACGCATAGTTGCATTATTGGCAATGGATTCCATCTCTTCTTTCGTCGCACCTCTCCCGCCTGCTGCCGATACCGCTGCGTTTACCATTGCCTGTAATTTGCTTTCTGGTGCCACAATCTCGCCTTCGTGCCGGTTATCACCAATTACTGCTAACCTTGGTGTATTGGCTCTCACAAATCCGCCTTGTGCAAGCAGCGGTATTCTTGGTGCATCCCAGATAGGCAGATTAAATCCAAGCGTATGTCCACCAATTCCAGGCACCCAGTCAGGCACATCGATCTGCAAATTATTGAACATATTGGCAACTGAATTAACCGCACTTTCAATACCTGCTATCAGTCCATTAGCAAAACCTATCACAATATTGATTGGTGACTTAAACAGATCTGTCATTCCATTCCATATTTCCAGAACACCTTTCCATGCTTTTCCCCAATCACCAGAAAATGCACCTGTTACAAATTGAATGATTCCTCTTAAAATACGTATGACATTGTTGATATTTTTTGAAACATCCCCGACAAAATTCAAAAATATCGTACCGATTGCTTCGATAATTGGCGATATCACCGGGAAAATTGCAGATGCTATCCAATTAATAAAAGGCTTGAACACATTACGCCACAGAACATTTATAAGATCAGCAACATCCCCCACCAGTCCAATAATATTGTTGATGGTTGGCTGTATGCTGCTCGTCCATACACTCTGAAACAAGGTTGATAACTTTGACAATACCGGTGCAAAATATTTATTATATCCGTCCAGCAGGGTAGATAATATTTCACTGAACCCTTCTTTAAATCCATCGAACATCGGACTGATATGCTCATCATACACAGCTAAGATTTTTTCAAAGGTCTCTTTTACCGATGTATGCAGTGTTTCGAGAACCGTACTTATTGGTTCTAATGTATTATCAATAGCATCTTTTATTTTATCTTTATTATCTATAAAAGGTTGAAGAATACATGAAAGTATGTCATTTGTCAGTTTCAATGCAAGATCTTTAGAACCCAGAAATGCATTAGAAATCATGCCAAGCAGTTCTGCCGAACATACTTCGCCATTTTCATCTGCAAACACCGAAAATACGTCTGCAAAAGATGTAAAAAAATCTCCGACCAGATTTACCGCATCTGTTGAAGTATCCAGCATACTGACTAATCTGTCATGTATATAACCTTCACTGCCCTGTAAATATCGATCTATTGCACCTACCAGATTGGAGGCAATCGTTGTTCCGATGCTTACAAAAGATCCTGCAATTTTCCCGGCGTTTAAAGCAATCGCATCAAACAATCCCGAAGCGGATGTCTGTATTTGCGGATCTGTAAATATGCTTTTTAATGTTTCACCAATACTTTCGCATTTCTTACGGATTCCATCAATTCTTTTCCCACTGTCTCCGAATCCTATCAAGAATCCTTTCTTAAATAGGCCTGCAAGTTCTTTACCTCTTTCCAGTAAATCCTGCATCTTACGATTCAAGCCATCTACAACAGTATCTCCTTCGGCAAGCTTGCCAAAATCAACACTACCAGCCACATCCGGTACGGCACTTCCTGTAGTACTACTACTGTCGTCTTTCTTGTCCAGGCGATTGATCTTATCAAAACCCATAAGGCTTTTCAGCTTTTTGGATGCTTTTTCGGCCGCATTTCCCGCTGCCGTTGTATTGTCTTTCAGATTCTCTGCCGATTCTGCTGCATCATCCATTCCTGCTGCTGTCTGCTGCATATTATCTGTTGTGCCGGACGACTTCTGCCCGGTGATTAGCTCTGTTAACGACTTAAACGCACTTGCCAGCACGCTCAGGCGACCTACTACTGCATTGATCACTCTCAGAACCGGTGTAAACAGATTGATTAGACCTTGTCCAACCGTTGCCATAAGAGACTGCATCTGCAAAGATAACACTTTGCACTGGTTTGCCCAGGAGTCGGACGTTCGTGCGAAATCGCCCTGTGCCGCTGACAGCTGATCCTGTACGAATGAATAACGCAATGCTACCTTTTCAGCTTCCGACATTTTGTCGGTTGTCTTTCCAAATCCATTCGCCAGTGCGTACGCATCCAGTGATGTCTGCGACATAACAACACCAAGGTCTTTCAGTGATTCCGTTTCACCGGTAAATACCGATTTCAGCTTTGCGTATGCTTCGTCCTGGCTCAGATTGTAAAAAGATGCCACATCACCGGCCAATCCGGTCAGGGTTGTCCCCATATCAAGAGCCTGTTTCTCCGTAAATCCAAACGCTTTCGCCATGGCACCAAATGTACCGGTGTACTGTTTTGCCATGGTTTCTGACAGTCCGAAGCTTGCCGCTGCACTCTTTGCAAACTGGTCTACCTGTGCGGATAATGTTGGGAATGTAACATCAACAACGTTCTGAACCTCTGCAAGATCCGAACCTAATTCCAGGCATTTCTTTCCAAACTCAACCAGTTTTCCGACAGCAAAGGCAGATGCCAATGCCGCACCTGCCTTTTTCGCCAAGCCCATCATGCTGTTCATCTGACGTTTAAACTGATTCTGGTTTACGACCAGATCAAGACCGATCTCGCCTATACTGTCTCTGTCTGCCATTTGTGCCACCTCCATTTTTAGGAGAACATCGGCACAATGGCACTACTTGTCCTGATTTATTTTAATTTCAAATTCTTTTCTACAGTGCCGTGCCTGGCATTTAATGAAAATGCCACAGCAAGAAGCATCCTGAACATACTGAACTTTTTGTCCATGTCCGCAAAATGGACACTTTATTTTTCTTTTTTCAATTTTGATCTACCTCCTGCCATTGTAATAAATGCCTGCTTCATCTGTTCCAGGAATACATCCCTGTCTTTTATGCTTACTTTTGCGGCTGTTCTGTTCCGCCATTCACACCGGATCCTTCTCTGCTCCGGCGTGAAATGTTTCAGCATCTCTTCATCTTCTTCTGTCCGTATCGATACCATACGGGCAAGGACCGTGTTCGGTCCAAGCCCGGCAAGCATCTGTCTGAATTCCTCCCAGGGCATTGTATTGACTTCCCTTGAAAGCCGGATCCCGTATTCCGACTGGAAGGATGCTACGATCAGGTCATAATCTTCGATCAGGTCGTAGCCGGGATCTGGGATTCCCCCGCTTCTTCTTCCTTTCCGGTAATCAGTGTGATCGCAGTCTGGACCACGATTTTCAGATCATCAAATGAAAGTTTCAGTTCTTCGATTGTTTTGCGTGCTTTCTCACTGAACAGCAGATCGTACATATTTGACACCTGTTTTGGTGTTCCTGCACCATCCCCAATGACATCCATAAGTTTCAGCACAGTTGCCGCATCTGCATTGACTTCCAGTTTTTTGTTCTTGATCACAATCACCGGATTTCCATCCATGTTCAGTTTTTCTGTAATGTCTACTGTTTTTGCCATGTTCTTATACCCCCTTTTCCGATGCCGGGATAACTTCCGGTTTTCCATTGCTCTGGATCTCGAATTCCAGCGGTGCCACTGCCGTTGAATCACCAGCACCAACATTTGTCACATTGATGACTGCACCAAGGAAATTAACCTCTGTGCCATCCGGGAATGTCCAGGCAATGTCTTTTTCTGCGTCACGTCCATTTACCCATGCCAGAGATGCGACCAGGTCGTTTCCCGGATCTCCTACGTTTCGCTTCGCAGATACCGTGATCTTAACACTCTTAGCTGTCAGCAGTCGTCTTACCCAGCCTTCTGTATCAAATGGAGTCCATTCCTCAACGCCGTTGTCGAATGATACGGAGAAAGATACACAGTCTTTGATCTCTTTCATGTCCTCTTTTTCCGTTGTTCCTTTGTTGATACGAAACTGGTTTTCGTAACATGGATATACTCCTGTTTTCATCTTTGTCACTCCTTTTTCTCAAAAATAACAGCCACTTCTATGACCATTTCATAAATACCGGCATCGTCTGTGCCAACATCCTGAATCTCATAAAGTGGCTGTATAAATTTTATGGTTTCGTTGTTAATTTCTGCGTCCCTCGCTGCTCTCAGTTTCTCAAACAGCTCTGTAGCGGCTTTTTCCGTGTCTCGTGGTGAACGGTTCCAGTGTACCAGGATTGTTACCGGCTTTTCGCCGTACCCTTCCAGATGCGAACCGCCGATAGCCGTGTGGTATGCTCTCTGGTGCTTGCTGTTGTACACACCAATGGATTTTTCCGGTTTATCCGAAAGTTTACCCATATACACGTTCTCAGAAATACCGAGGGATTCTACATAATCTCGCACATCTGACAGCATCATAATCCCACAATCCTCCTGTAGATCTCTTTGTACGCTTTCTGACAGAACTGGTCTTTGCTCCCGCCCGGCAGCCAGTCCTCGTACCATAATCCTCTTGCGTTTGGGTTTTCCTTGGTCTGAAAATGATATTCAGGATGAAAGTAAACCCTTCGTGCATACGGTGCTGTAGAAGCAAGCGTAACCTGTCCGCGGCTGCTTTCTGAACAATCCACGAAAGTGCTCTCATTCTGTAAATTTCCGGTATCAAACGGAAACACCTGTGCCTGCACGACTTCTGTGTGCAATGCTTCTGCAGTCTGTTCCAGTGCCTGAGACTGTGCCTGTGTGAGCTGCTTTATCCTTGGAAAGTTCAGGTTAATAATCGAATTTACATTGATCATACCAGTAACACCTCCGTATAATTTACGCTTCCGTCCGGATTTCTGGCTTTTGTCCCCTGTTCGATTCTCCGCTTCACTCCAAACAGTTCCACTGATCCGCCGGAGATAACCGCCAGTCCCGGACAGATATCGCCCGGAAACAATGCTGTCCCGGTAATCTGTACCATCTTCTTCTCTGCTGTCAGCACTGTTTTGGCTTTATCCTGATAATTGCATTTACCGTAATACGTTATTGTCTCTAATGGCTCTCCATATTTGTTCAACCCTTCCTGATCGAACTTGCAGACGATATCTGTCCGACAGAGCCGTTTTGGTATCAAACATGGATATTTCATGTCTCACCTCGCTAACTGGCAGCACAATCCTGTCTGACAGAGCAGAGCATATACATCACGCTTCATGGCAATGCCTTTGTCCATGAACACGTTCCAGCTGCTGCCAAACGAAGCGGATACGCCATTGATGCTGTAACTGGATAAGACTGTGTTGATCTCATCTGCATTTTCATATTCAAAATCTGCCTGCAAACATACAACTTCCTGAATGACCTCTTTCTGGAAATCTGTTAAATTGTCAAATCCCCTGCCTACAATCCGATTGTAGGTCAGGGAATCGATGTGTCTGGATGCCTGGTGCAGTGCCGATCTCAGATCTTCTTCCGGTACTGTCCTGCCACCATAAGTGCTGATATAGTAACTTTCTGTCACATAAGCAGCCATATTACGCTCCTGTGTATTCGGTGGTGTCAGTATCTACATACACGCTGTCGATATTGCCGTCTTTTCCGTTCGGGAATACAAAAACATCTGACAGGGAACGATTCTGGTACAGGTAGCCATCGCCTTCGGTATGTGCTCCCGGATCAAAGTAATAGATACTTGCAATCTTCGGCACCGTTTTACAGGTCTGACCGCATGCAACCAGGACATTGATCTTTTTCGATCCTGTTGTTCCAGAAGCTTTTTTGACCGGTTCGAATCCGCCGTTTTCCGGTTCCCAGTTAAAGGAATCATAGAATCGTTCATCATCGATGACTTCCATCACAGGCACACCATCGATGTCTGTTACTCTGGTTTCAATACCGATACCACCCTCTGCAATCTGGGTGATCTCGATCTTACGGGTAAATTCCGTAGACTGCTCCAGGGCATCCATGATTGCAGAAGTGACATACATCACCAGCGTTCCATTGGCTTTGTATCGTCTGAGTTTTCCTTTTGCCAGGATATCTTTCAACATTCCGAACACTTTTGCTTTCGTGTATGCGGATGCCGCAGTTTCCGAATGGTATCCTTCCGTTTTCTTTGCCGCCTGTGCAACCTTGGAAAAGAACAGTGCATCTGTCTCCGGTGCAACCTGTGTCTGCTCAAACACACGGGAAATGTTCTGGATAGATGCCGTTGCATTTGTTTCGTCTACATCGGCCTTGTCAACCAGGAATGAAATATCTCTGTCATGTTCTACCGTGTAAGGAACATCTTTCTGTGCAAAAGATCCTTTGTTCCAGCCGCCGTTGCGGTTGTGGTTCTTAAAACCGGATGTAGATGTCTGTGTAAAGTGAAATGTTCTTGCCCCACCCATTTCACGTTGCTTGTGATAAATGGTGATGTGATCGTCCCCTGGATCAGGATCTCCAGAAGCTCCGGGCTCCACTGCTGTGCGTAATTTAATGCCATAATCTATACCTTCTTTCTTTTAGTTGAATCGGTTCCAGCGTTTTGTTGGAACTGCTGCCTGGTTTGCTGTTGTCTGCTGTGGTTGCTGCTGAGGATTGCCGCCGGTACCGATCTGCATGAAACCGGACTTTGCATCTGCCTGCGGTTTTAATGCCGGGATATCCTCCAGCACCTTATTGATTGCTGCAGTCAGTGCTTCTTCACTGACTTTCCCATCCTGCCCGATCACCTGGCTGAAATCTGCCATTTTCAAAACATATGGGATCGTCTTTGCCTGGATGCCAAGCGATACCGCCGTCATGGTGGCTGCACTCTCAATCTGTGCTTTCTGCACTGCCGCCTGTGCCTGGGTAAGCTGCTTCTGCGTCTCAGTGATCTGATTCTGCATGCCTACTACATCTGGCTGTTTGTCCGCCTGTTGCTGTTTAAATGCTGTAATTGCCTGTTCCATCTGCTCTTTTGACAGTCCCTGCTGTTTGAAATACCCTTTCAGGACGGATTCCTCCGTCACACTCTGTTTTCCGGCGATCAGATTCGCCAGTTTGTCATAATCAAAAGCCGGGACTGACTGCCCTTCTGGTGCCTGTGGTGGATTTGCAGGGTTCTGTTCCGGCGGCTGTGGCGGCTCGGCAAAAATTTGAAGTTTCATAGAAATTTTTTTGGCTCATCTTTCTTCGCTCCTTTACAGTTTTTTACTGTGCTGTCTGCACAAATCTGACAGTTTTACGTGTGTCTCACAAAACAGTTGATAACCCGGTGTCTCCGTGTAGTTTTCTGCCTTCGGGCATAAAAATAAGACACCTGACCCCGTGCCTTAAAGGGAGATACCTGGATCACCGCCTTTCTACGGATAACCGTCTGCCGTTGAACTGTACCGTGTCGCCGATCTGTGCCACTTCATCGCCAATCCTCACCCCTTTCAGCTCTGCGTGTCCGTCAATGTCCCGGTATAAGAATTTGATCGTCCTGTAATTGATCCGGCTCGCCAGCCAGTTCGGTGCAAGCCTGTCTGCGTCTTTTGTGACGGTGTAGTGTTCTATCATTCCACAAACATCCAGTCATCTGCCAGCATATCAGCCTGAGAAGCGAGCCAGCCCATCTGTACACCGGAAGTCCCAACGAACGCCACCGCCATGTTGCCAATTGCATCATGCTCGCAGTTCACAATTTCTCCGTTTTGTGTTTTGTAAGAAATACCTGTTGCAAGCTGAATATACTGATTCTTACCATTCCATCCTTCACGCTTTACTTTTTTACCTCTTTTCAGATATTTAATGGCTTCGCCAAAAGAAAACGTTGCTTTTCCGCCAAGTTCAGGGCAATTTGTTTCATCTGCAATAATCCATTCTTCTGAAACAATATTACTAAGCGTATATTCAACTCTCGCTGTTTTTCTGATATCCATCTCAATGCCATCTTTTGTATGTATAATGATTGTTTTTCTGCTATCATCCCAGTACCAGTAACCGCCCCAGGATGGAAGTTTCATTTTTTCTCCATGTTTCATCAACTCAAATGCTTTCGAAAATTTCATGTTCTTATCCTCGCTTTCTTAATCTAATGTTGATTTATTTAATGCTTCCACCAGTTCACTCTCACGTTCTGAAAGTTCATAACAGATGGCATCCTCTGCCTGCTTTCTGGCATTTTCTGCTGCCTGCTTTTCTGCATTCTGCTTCCTGGCTGCCGCCTGGTCTGACAGCAGAAGCCCTGCCCCGTAAATCTCTTTTTTCATGGCTCTCTGGGCGTCCAGGCTTCGCACAAGCTGGCATTCTTCACGCCTTACCCTGAAATGTACGCCGTAGCGTGCCATTTTCTGCATCATAGCAGCGGTGACGATATGATCCGGATAATCATACTTTGACAATTTCCGTGTCTTTTCCTGCTTCAGCTTTTCCACTGTATCATTCACCAGCTTTGTCAGCTCCGGTGATGTCTCCGCTACCGTTTCCGGTTCGAAGCTGGTAATAAACGATGTCTTCACAGTTGCCCCGTTTTCGTACACGATCGTGCAGTCGCATATAATATGGTTCATTCTGTCCCAGGTAGTCTTGCCGGATAATGCCGTGAGTGACGGGGCAAACAAAAAGAACGGGATGCCCCGTTCCAGATAAAATTCACATATATTTTTCAGGATGGAAAAAGGCGGGTTGTCCACCACCACACATCCCGGCGGGTACTCGTCTTTTTCGTAATCGCCGCCCGGCCAGAATGGGCGGATCACGTTCCCAGGATCGATATTGTAACGTTTGCAAACCCATTCCTTTATGACTTCGTATATCTCCGATGGTGTATAGCAGTCGTCTGTCGTTTTCTTCGGTTTGAATTTTTCGACAAATTCTTCGTAAGTTTTGCTTTTTATGTTTCTCACCTCCTTAAAAATGGGTACAAAAATACCACCGGCCTCTCGACTGGTGGTATTTATTTTTGTTTTGGTCTTACTGGATCCATAGAAAGTTTCATATCACATTCCGGCGAATCACAATAGAAGAAATATTTTCCTTTGCATTTAACATGTCCTTTTTTACATTTTGGACATATTGGATCGTTCCCTGCTCTTGCATCCGACACCATTCTATTGCGCCGATCCATTTTTGCTTTCATTTCTTCTAATGTCATAACGTCACCTACTTTCTCCATGGATATTCCGGATACAACTCAGCTACTAATTTGAGTATATCCTTTTTCTCTTGGGAAGTCAATGTATTTGACCTCTTTCGGTGTTTCACTTCTTGAGCAATGCACACAGCTTCCGACCATTGGTCTCCACCAATTCCGTACTTTCTATGCGTTGCTTCATGTATAAGCACTTCTGCTGTTTTCTCTATCGTTTTTGTCTGATCTGCAAAAATTCTTATTACATCATCTTCTGCATCATAAAATCCCAATTCATTATATGGATTATCGATACCATAAACGAGCTGAACTAAAATATTATTCGTTTCCAGGTATTCAGACATCTCTTTTCCAATATCTGACTTCTGCATATCTTTTTTGATATTATGCGGCTTTATGACATCATTCTGTCCTAAATTATACGTGTGATAAATGCCTTCATCATCTTTTAACCTTGCCCATTTATTACTTTTCTGTTGATACTCTGCCTTATTCTTTAGATCCAGTGAACACTCTGCCATCCTTTTATACTTCTTCTCCTGCCGCTTTGCATACTGTTGTCTGGCTTCCTGCTGGTTTTTCAGACCGATCTGTTCCAGTTCTTCTTTCGTCCAGGTATCATCAGCCGTTGAAATACCGGGAAAATAGGTTGTGTGGCTGTCTTTACATCTTGGATGGTACAGACCATAAGATATCGCCTTTGAAACCAGCGGATAACTGCCGTCTTTCCGGCTGCCACCGCTCCACACATCATCAATCAATACTTTTCCGCAGAACGGCAGACATTTCGGGCACGGATTTCCTCTCTTATTCACGATAACAGTATGTATGCCCCATTCCTGGCGTTTTTCACCTTCCCCCTGCAGGTAGGCTCGTTTGCTTGCTGTACGGATCGCCATATCTGCATAATCTGCCAGCGTATGCCTTGCACCGTTTTTATACTCGATACAGTTCAGACCAGCAGAAAGAAAATCCTTGGTCGCCATATCAACTGCTTTTTCATACGTGCCGGCACCAGTGTTTGCATAGACCTGAGCGTTGTAGATCACCCTGCGGTACTGGTCGTCTGCCATACGAAGTACAGCCACCTCTGCCTTTTCCATGTCATTCGTGGTTGCATTGATAAGGGCATCCAGCTTCCGGTCATTCAGTCGGAAGAACTCTGCCGTAGCACCTTTTGTTGCTTTCTTTGCTGGAAAACCTTTTTTGATAGCGTCCAGGATCTGCAGTTCCTGATGCATGTTTCCTTCGGTTCTTGCCACCCGAATCAGAGCCTCGATCTTGTCATTGATATCCTGGAACTGTCCGCCGAACTTCTTCCGGTTGGCTCTCCGGTACTGTTCCAGAGCTTTTAACTGTTCTGCCTGCCACATGCTCCACTGCTTATTCTCCGTCACTTCTTCGACCTTGTGCCGTTTCATGTTTCGGATCATGGATGCGATCAGTTCATCTTCGATTGCCTCAAAAGCCGCTCCGATATCATACGCATCATTTATCTTTGCCATTTACATGCACCTTGAATCCCTGCTGCTTAAACTGCCTTTTCAGTTCTTTCAACTGTGTGGCACTGCTGCATTTATCATTTCTCAGTTCCGCATAATCGCCTTTTTCCAAAGCATACACGCCAAAAGGTACCTGTTCCTTTGCAATTTAAGCAGTCCCTGGTACTCCTTCCGGCTCATCTGGTACATCCTGTTTGCTACTTTTACCTTCATCGTTCTCGCCGCCTTCCTGATTTACGCTGAAATCACCAGCATCCAGATTAACTCCCGGCTCTTCCATCTCCTGAATACCCTGTTCTGCTTTCAGTCTGGTGATTTCTTCCTGTTTGCAATGTTCATCCAGGCTGTCACCATACAGCTCTTCTACACAGCGTTCAATGCTCATGATTCCGCCCTGTTTTGCCTTTGCCACAGTCTCAACCTGGCTTTCAAAAGATGGGTTTGCATATTCCCCAAATGGAATATTGACCTTCACATCTTCCGGCATCTGTCCTTCCAGAATGTTCATTGCATGGATGCAGGAAGCAACTACATCCGGCAGTGTCGTCTGCAATGCTTCTACAATGCTGTTCCGTGTATACAGCGTTGTTTTTTCTTTTTCCCGCTGTGCTCTGCATTATCCAGTTTTTTCGTGTCAATGCCTAAGGTAGAAGGACTGATCACGCCCTGCAAACACAGATCCAGTGCCGTGATATAGGATGCAAGATAACTTTCATGCGGGATCACCGGCTGATCGGTATTGATCGTATTTTTCTGTCCTTCGCTCATATCGCCAGTTGCAGCATAATAGCGATTGTCAAATGGATTCGGCCGGATCAGTACGCCTGTCTCCGGATCATGCGGGACTAAGCATTCCGGAATGTACGTTTTTGCCCTGCCTGCTCGCAGTGCATCCATCCACTGGGACCAGACCTCATCGAGCGAATCGAAGCTGTCCAGCTTACCATCAAAGATACTGCCGCCCCTTCCCTCATACTTGGCTGATTCGTAGATCATCAGCGGCACTGCCAGCATCACGCTCTCGTCAAATGCAAAGTCTTTCAGGTTTTCTGTGGCTTTCAGTGCAGAAACCTCAAGCATCTGATTACCGGAATACAGCTCGTTGACGATATAACCATATCCATAGCGTTCATTCAGCACATATGTCCGTCCTTTATCTTTATATGGTGTTTTGAATACGATTTCACGAATCCTGTCACGATGCCGGATAATTTCCACCCGGTCACCCGGATACCATTCAAGAATCGGATAAGGACTGACCTGCGTATCAACCGTCACCTTGAACGCTCCATCTCCGATGTATAGAGCCTCTTTCAGTGCACTTTCTATTTTGTGCTGAAAATCGTTGTCCTTTGCGATTTCCTCCCACATCCCCTGCTGCTTCGGACTTTCAAACTCAAAATCGTTCATATCCGGCAGCACAACCGATGTCAGAGTTCGCACAATCAGTCCAGGCAGACCGGTGTGGATCTTCCGCATCTCAAGCCCAGGACTGCTCTTGCTTGCCCAGAATTTATATTTGTCCGCATACTCGCGATTCTGCTGGTAGAACTGCTCCAGTTCGTTGCCATCACCACGATACCAAATGCGGTTACGGATCGCATGCCCCTCAAAATCCAGCATCTCATTGATCTGGAAATTATAGGGGTTTGCCGGAAGTACATTCAGCCAGCTCCGCAGCGTCCGCTTTATGTTTTCGTTTAACTGTTCCATCCATTTCACCTGTTCTGTTCCTCCTTAAACCCGATCATGTTCCGGTACGGAATCCATCCATACTGCTGTGCGTTGATCGTGTGGTCGTTTCTGTCTTCCGGGATATCCTTTTCTTCGTTCCAGGAATACCGCTCCAGTTCTGAGATATGTTCTGTACAAGTATCCACAACCAGATAACATCCTTGCTGGATCCATCCAAGCTGTAAGCGGATACGGTCCAGGATCTCCACTTTCTTGTACGATTCAATAAAATTGTAGAGACATCCATGCAGACGCTTGTACTTGCGAAGCTCAGTGATCGTAGCCGCATCCGCACAGTCAATAAACGTCTCTTTTGCAAATCCCCATTCTTTACGACACTTTTCCAGGAAATCAATGAATCTTACCGCCGTGTCAGACGGTGCCAGCGGTTCGGACAGATCTTTGTTACTGTATACCTTTTCCGCCAGCGTGATCAGCTTTCTGTCTTCTGTGATTCCCTGGAACAGCATGGCGATCGTATCCGGAGATTTTGAGGAATACGATGTGTCCAGACCACAGGTAAACTTTTTGAATTTCAGTTTTCCTGCTACCATCTGCTGTTTTGCCCATTCTGCCGTGACCCCATGCTGTTTCCGGCTGAAATTTGGGAATACCAGACCAGTTGCTTTTCCCCTGAGTCCCTGGATCTTATTCTTCCAGATCTTGGTTCCCTTCGGCGTGTTCTGGATGATCCGTTGCTTCTTTTCTTCCGGAAGTCCTGCATTATCGTCAAAAGAAAAGAACCAATGTACCCAGCCGGGTTTTGGTTCTTCTTTCAGCTCTTCTTTAATTTCCTGTGGCGTGTCCTGTTCCCATTCAGGTAATGGTCTGCTGCAGTTGATATACTCCTTGTATACATCCAGATTCGGATCATCCGGGTTCAGTGTTGCCATAAAGTAATCACATCGCATAGACGACTCTCGGACAAATTCAATATCAGCTGTATTGATCTCGTCAATATACAGACATCCGTACTGACCGCCAAGGGCTTTCTGCCACTTCTTCTTATCCCCATATCCCATCACATACACGACTTTATCACCATTGCTGGTGTGGAACAGGATATGCGGTATCTTGTCATCCTTGGTGCCGTTTCCGTTGTACTCAGCCAGCATACCGAAGTCATCGATGATGCCAAGGTCCTTGTTGATGATGTTCTTTTCTGCTGTTCCGGTATCTTTCGCTGCTATAATGTGCAGTTTTTTCGATGACTCTGCCACTTTCAGCATGAACTTGAACAGTCCAACTGTCGTCTTACCGGCAGCAGTCGTGCCTTCCAGAAATTCAACCGGTGCATTGCAACGTAAAAATGCTTTATACTTTTCTGATAGCAGTAAGCGTTCCGTGCTCACTATCCATCACCCCGCATCTGTTGCAGGATGTCATCCAGTTTCTTTTTCTCGTCTTCCAGACCGGACACCTCGACCTTATCTGTGAAAAGAGAATATCTTTTTCCCAGAAGTTCTGCTGCTTTCAGCCTGTCTTTTTCTGATGGACCTTTTTCCATGGTACGTGCTTCAGACATTCCATCACCAACACCTTCAACAACAATTTCCTGGGATGTACTCTCACCCCTTAAGACTGAGGTAAGGTACTCAATTACTTCCTGTGCATCTGCTGTTTTCTGGCTGTGAATCTTCTCCAGCTGATCAGAAATATATTTTTGTACCTTAGTATTTCTTAGCAATTTACTTCCGTTTACGGCTGCCACTTCATCTTTCTTTACAGACGGATATGCCACCCGGTAAGCCCTTGTGGCATTCAAATCAATCAAATATTCATCTGCAAATATCTTCTGTTTTTCAGTCACTTGGACTCACCTGCCTTTCATTGTACACAAAAAGACACCCAGCATTGCCAGATGTCTTCCTGCGGAAAATGTAGTATTCTTTTGAGAAAGGATTCTTATATGTCCCCATCAGGGAAATCGGAACAGAAGGACTCGAACCTTCGCCCTTGTCTACTCATGAGACTGCTCTCGCCACCATCTCCTTTGAGACTGCTCTCGCCGCTGAGCTATGTTCCGATGCTACCAGGCTGTTGAGACCCGGCAGCTGTTAAAATATACAATACAGAGGTAAATGTAACAACCATGTCAGCATCAGTTTTTCAACCAACCGATGATACCATTAAATCACGAAAGTACCCCCTCTTAGTTATCCACTTTTTAAAAATTTTTATCTTTTTTGTGCCAGAAGGAAAAAAAATGTACCTTCTTGCCTCATAAAATTTCTTTCTCCCCATCGGCACATCCATGTATTCATACGGCACACCAGACGTCACATTTTTCAGGATCCACGGATATATTTCTGCATCCGCTTCCATCGCCGTCTGCTCGATCAGCTCCGTGTCACGCTTAAGCTGTGCGATCCGCAACGCCTTTTTCTCCGTTGGGTTGCTGCTCGACGTTCCTCTCGGCATCCCGTCCTGACTAAAACTGTCTATGCCATAGTTCCTGTCAATCTCCTGCTTTTTCTGCCAGTATTGCAAACAGAAGTATTTCAGCTCATTGTATTTGTCTCTTGAGATATTATGATCGCTCAGCTTCATATCTCGCTTTCTGATCTCCACCGGCATCGCCTCCCCTCGTATGTATCACAGTTTCCACTTTCTTCCGGTGTGCTTGTCAGTGATTTCCGTCACTTTGATCCCCTGCACACTCACAACCGTATTCAACGCATCAAATATCTTTCTGATGTGCTTCGGCATCTTATCCGCCTTTCGCACGGCTCTGTCTGCTGTCGGATCACGGTATCCTTCATGATTCATCCACATCACTCCAATCTTGCATTTGTCCGCACCACGGGCAATACGGCAGATACTTTTGCACCTCATCGCCGCAGTTTCGGCACTCGTAGGCTGTTCCACCAACCTCTACTTGCCCTGATTCTTCTAGCCAATTTTCAACACATGGTATGCAAATGTAGCAACTACACCAACCTTGTCCTTCTACTATTGCTTTTTGGTTTAACATTTTTTCACCTTTGGGTATATGTTTTTCGCATATACAGCACGAATGAGGAGTTCTTATCTTTACGATTTTTTCTGTCAAGTTGGATTCTGATCCGTCTCTGTCTCCTCCGAATATCTGACTATCAATATACATTGCTTTTGGATATTTCATTCAACCCCACCCCCTTCCACAATTTTCGCAATTTCTGGATCATCTTCGATACAATATTTTTCAAATAAATGATCTTCCAACTGTTTCATAACTTTGTCTGTATCAAATGCAGTTGTCTGGTTCTTAACGCATTTCATTGCTTTAACATAACCTTTATGCATCGAATTAAATAAATGAATACTTTCTTTATCCATCTGTTTTTCCAATAAATCAACGTCAATCAGTCTCATCTCATTCTCCTTTCTCTTGCTGCTGACCGGAACATCATCAATAACATTTCCGATACCGGTCTTGTCCGATTATGTCGTTTTGCTTTTTTGATACAGGTCAGATCGTTATTTCCCGGTACATAGATCCCTACATGATGCGGGATTTCCAATGCTACTGTTTCATATACTTTTTCCGGCATAACAATGTAGTTGTAATCCCCGATAAAATTCAGGCCATGCCCCGAACGGAAATCTTCGACGGATGATTTCACTTCATAGCACCAGAAATCACCCTTTTCAATTCCGGAAACTGTATTGTTGACCGGTTTAAACAGCATATAATCCACCCGTACAGCGTGCCCTGTGGCATAATCAAATGTCACTTCCTTAGCCCAATAAACCCTCGTATCCCGCTTAGGGTCTATATGGCTTTCCAGCAATCCGGATAATGTTTCTGTGATTTCACGCCTGCTTTTCTCCATCATCTTCCCGCCCCTTTCGATCTCCTGTGCCCTGCGTGGCGGGCACTGATTATTTGATTGCTTTCGCTCCGATGACACACGCCGGGGCGAAGCGAAAACTGTTCACTGCGTGGCTGTTGTAGACGTAGCCGGACGCGGACACATACCACGTATAGTACGCACTGCCTCTGCTCGCAGATCTTGTCCAGTGCCACTCTGTCCCCTGCTCCGGATTGACTTTCACGCAGTCGCGTTCTGATCTGAACCGCTGATACTTCTTTTCTTTGTCCTTCATTTCTTCCACGGACAGAAGGAAGAATGTGTCCAGTGTTGCCTCTCTGTCTCCGTTCTCCTTCAGCACAGGAATCAGGAGTCTTCTGAACCCTTCCTCGAATCTCTCCTTGAAGGCGATGCTGTTCATGTTTCTGCGAATGCTGGACTTCTCCCATTTGTTGCAGCCGTTTTCATCGAATGGCATTTCATCGAACGGAAGATCTGCAAACTGCAATGTCATCGTTCGCATGTCTGGATCCGCAGCCTTGTCCTTGTCGTAGTCCAGGATATTCAACAGGGCCGTTCCAATTCCTTCGACCTGGACTGTGATCTGTCCATCTTCTCCGAATGTTTCTCTTGCCTTACCTGCTGCCAGGATCTCCTCGATCTGCTCCCATGTGTACTCTGTTTCTCTGATTGTTCTTGCTTTCATTGTCTGTTCTCCTTTTCTGGTCAATACTCTTTCTTCGCATACCGGACACACCATTCTTCCCTCCGGTATGATTTCGCCACACATCACGCATCTGTCTTCCATCGTTGTCTTCTAATCGAACGGAAGCTCTTCTTCGATTCCGTCCGGTATGTTCATAAAGCCGTCTGCTCCTGGAACCGTTTAGCCGCCTCAGCATCCACTGCACGCTCCAGATGGTTATAATGTGCCCTCCGTTTGGCGTTCTTCTCAGCTGCTTTCATCCTTCATCTTCCCGCCCCTTTCATGAACCTGTCCAGTAAGACCTTTCTCCAGTTGGTTTCGTATTGTCCACAGCAGTATGCGTTCACTGTAACATCTCTGAACTCTTCACTCTTCGGGCACACACAGACCCCTCTGCTGTCGTGGTATCTGCATGTGCTGCAGTTCTTGTTATTCTTCATTTTCCCCATCCTCCCTGTATGGTTTCGGCAGCGGCATCCAGGCATTGACGAACAGGTCGTTTGCCAGACAGGTATCTTCGTCAATGCAATCCCCCAGATACCATGCACCACCTAATTCTTCATCATCCACGTATCTCCCAACCAATGGAAGAGAGAAATTTTCAAACGACATCAGCACATAACTATCATTTTCCGGCAATCTCTCTGTCACCGGGATCCATCCGGGCTCGCTAACCGTATGGGATTCCAGACGGTTTCCTTTTGTATCTTCAAGCACATTGCCGATCACACTTACTTTTTTGTACCAGTAGCCAAGATCTTTTCTGTAGTTTGTTTCCTCTGGAAAATCAACATAAAATCCTGCTGTATATTTTCCATATCTGACAACAGCCGTATATTCCCCATACTGTACAATGTCATTTTCCCAGATTTTCTTACCATTCTTATCACACAATCCTGTATACTGGCATAATGTTTCCGGGTTGATCTCATACAGTCGCAATCTGTTTGGCATACCCCAGTCTGTCATTTCGTCCACTGCAATCAGATGATGCAACGGTACAGGATGCCGTTTATAATCTTCCTCGCAACAGTATGTCGTCTCTCTCATACTGCAATAGAATCCCTCTGCCCAGTAATTCGTATCTTTTAATTTTGCCCGGAACAGTATATCTCTCATCCATCCACCTCCACTTTCCGGATCTTGTACCAGGTTCCAAAGCCCGGCATCGGTCCTTTTCTCGTTTTTCTGTACCTTTCATTTTTTCCGCGGTATTCCATTGTTCTGACGGTATTCTCACTGACTCCCAGCCGCCTTGCTAATGCCGCTGCCGTATCCTCAACGGCCAGCGGCAGCTCATACTCATCTGCGGTTACTGCCAGCCAGAAATACCGCTTTTGACCGGTCATACAAACGGCAGCTCCTCGTCAATACCGTCCGGGATATTCATAAACCCGTCTGCATCCACCGGCATCTGATCTGGTTTCTGCTGCGGTCTGCTGTCTGCTGCCTGTCCTGCTGCCGCTTTGCTTTCTGCAAATTCCTGATCCTCAACCACCACGTCTGTTGTATAGACCTTGTTGCCATCTCGGTTGGTATAGCTCCCGGTCTGGATGTGGCCGGTTATCACTATCTTCAAGCCCTGGCGGAAATACTTCTCTGCAAACTCTGCACTGCGTCCAAAGGCAACGCAACTGATGAAATCAGCACCCGCTTCGCCTTCACGCTTGTAGCGTCTGTCCACTGCCAGCGTATAGCGTGCAATTGCCGTGTTACTCTCTCCGTTAGAATTACGCATCTCCGGATCTCTGGTCAATCGTCCCATTAAAATTACTTTGTTCATTTTGCATCCTCCAAATAATCAAATATCGTCCGCTGCTTCGGCGGTTCGAAATTCATCCATAACGTTTCTTTTCTCATTTTCCCCGATTGGGTCATGCTAACATTTTCTTCTCTATGCCAGTCACGCAGCATATCTCTGTATATAGGATTGCTATAACCACTGATCAATACCAAACTCTTGCTTGCCTTTAAACACTCTATCAGCTGATAATGATCTTTCGCTGTCATTTCATGCGTGTATTGTTTCGCTGTCCTTGTTGACAGCATATACGGCGGATCAGCATAGATCAGAACGTCACTGCTGTTGAAACTTTCTATGATTTCCAGTGCTGGTCTACATTCGATTTGAACTCCTCTCAATCTTTCAGCCGCACTTATGATTTTTTGCGGCATTTCTGTCCAATCTTTTGCTGCATAAGCTTTTTCACGCCCCTGAATGTCCCTTTTCCATCCTGTTTTTCCGTTCAGCCGTATGCCGTAACCCATCTGACAGCGTATGCAGAAATTTACTGCTTTCTGCAGTTCATCGTCCGTTGATTCAAAACAACGGTCATAGATCTGGCGTGCATATGGTATGTAATATAATTCCTTCGCTAATCGCTCCGGGTCTTTTTTGACCTGTTCGAAGAAATTCACCACATCTCCGTCAATATCATTAACTGTTTCTATGCTGCTGCGTGTCTTGTTGAACAATACGCCACCACTTCCGAAAAATGGCTCTACATAACTTTTATGTGTTGGAAAAAAGCTTATGATCCAGTCTGTAATCCTCCACTTACTTCCCGGATATCGAATTATTGCTTTCATGGCATACACACCTGTGCATTGCAGTCACGGATCTGGATCTGTGTATTTGTGCATGGCTTCCATTTCTGGATATACTCCACGGCTTCATAGTAGCGTTTCTTCGGCACGTTATTGCGGGCGTTCACATGAAAATAATGTTTCAGGTCGCGGTTGCACTCTGCAAATACTTTCTTGCCGATCTCGTTGTAGGCATTGCTGTATTTGCCGCCCAGTGCGTCCAGGACCGCCTTGTTGACCTCATCGCCAAGGACGACCTGCTCCCCATAGTCGATCGTCATGCAGTTCTCCAGGTTCGTTACACGATCATCTATAATCACAATTCTCTCGTCACAGTTCAAAATTGCTCTCATTTCCTTCGACAGTCTGCTCATCTCATAGCTGCCGGTCTTGCGGATCGCCGGCAGTACTTCTGATGTCACCCAGCGTTTGAAACGCTTCGCAGACCCTAACTTACTGCTGAGAATAAGGCTATAAAGACCCGATTCATTGAGCACCGTCAATTCCTGTGTCCCTCCAAGGGTATCGCATTTCGCTATCCCCTTATCTTCTCTGTCTACATGTTTGCTGATTGCATCGCTGGCGTTTGCATATCCCAATGCCTCAGCCACATCTCTCGCAATAAACCACACTTCCCCATCTCTCATCACAGTCCTGACCTGCCCAAACTCTTCATTTTCAAAAATTTTCAGCTGTCCCATATTGCCTCCTTACTCGTTCAATGTTCTTTCCAGTGCATCGAAATCATAGTCCCTTTGCGGAAATGCATTGAATGTATTCTTTACGGTTTTCTTTTCCTTCTTCTTGGCTGCTGGCTGCTTCTTGATTGGATAGAAGCTCTTCCAGCCGCTTACAGTCGCTTTTCTGACGATCGCCTCCATCTCCCTTGGGTCTGTTGACAAATCCTTAAGATCCTCTTTCAACAGCTTCACCTGTTCTTCTGTGATCCCTGCACCTTCCCCCCTCCTGGTCTTCAGGAACAGCAGGAAGGCTTTGTTCAGGGAATCATCAGAAAAATAGGGATCCGGCGGAGCCGTATCTATATCTATATATTCTTTTTTCTTTTCCTTTCCTTTTGTGTTATTTTTCTCGGAATTATCCTCTTTTTTCTCGGAAAAACCGCTTTTTTTCTCAGAAGAATTTAAAGAAGGGTTCACTTTAATAAATGTTTCGGTCTCTTCTTCCGAAAGAAGCCAGAACCTCTCGGCTGTGATCGGCGTTTTCGTGGCTCTGGCTTTCACCATCGCCTGATAACGCCTCTGTATCCCGGCAGAGGTCAAGACCTTGTCCGACTGGAAAAGTGTATCGTCAAACAGTGACCGTTCCAGCAAGAAGTTCAAGACCTGCTTCACCTTGTTGCCATCCATGTTCAGGTCATCCGAGATGATGTATTCAAAATCATCATCAACCTGTAAGTAATACCCTGTCTTGTAGATCTCACATAAAAGATACAGGTACAAGACAATCCCATCCGCCCCATAGCGGGCTTTCAGGATCTTTATCTTTCTGTCTGAGAAGAAGTCTGCATCCATCCGGAAAAAGCGGTTCCCTTCCTGCTTCTTCCTTGCCATACCAGCCTCCTGTTTCTCTTTTTATGTATCGAGCTGCATCAGAGTAACGCTCAAATACGCTTCCTCTTTGTACGCCTTTGTGACGCTCAGTTTTATGATCTGTGTATCATCATGGTATGCGATGCCGTTCAGGGCATCCAGCACAACCTTTGCGATGTTGTCACTGTCCGGCTTCTTTGCCGGCCAGATCTTCCCTGTCAGCATGTCTTCCCTTTTCTTCTTCGAGATGCTCTTAGGCGGCTCAAAATACGCCAAGATATTAGCAACCACATACGCATCATCCGAAAACCGTTTCTGTCCGTATTTCTGTTGGAAACAGGTCTTGATCAGGTTTTCGTACAGCACCGTCTTTTCAGGTGTTACGCTGCTCATTTTATCGCTCTTGCTGTTGTAGAATGTTCTCGCCCGGGCTTTGCCCTGAGGCTTGCCCGGTACGGTGAACGTGAATAACTTTGGGTTTTCGTTATTGTTCTGACTGTTCATTTTCTACTTCCTTTTTACGTAAGCGGCCATTCCGGTGAGGTCAACGGGATGGTCTGTTTTAATTATTGAAGAACATATCTTCCATGTTCATCTGTTCCGAAGCATCTGCCTCTTTTGGTGGTTCTGCTGCTTTCGGTACATCCGTCTTTGCTTCCGGGACTTCCCTGTATTCCTGCTCTGCCACCGGTTCTTCCTTTTTTACGGAATCGACATACTCAGCTTTTCCGTCCTCGTGGATCACTGCCATGTCCTTGTCCAGGGCGTTCTGCAGGTCGATGCTCATAATGCCCCATTTGCTGATGATCTGGCGGAGCATGGTCTTCAATGCCATGCTGTCAAAATCCTTGAACCAGAAAGAAGAATATTTCCAGAGGTCTTTTTCCGGGATCTGCCCGGCTTCCAGGAGTTCCAGCGATCTCGCCCCGCCATTCCCTCCAAACGCCTGGGAATACTTTTCGGCGTGTGCCAGCATCTTCTTCTTCGACCAGTACATTGTCTTTCGGAATCCGTTCTCATACTCGAACATGGCATAATAACCGGCTGTAGGTGTCTCGTCACGGATGATGTCATCCTCGATCAGGTTCACTTCAATTTCTTCGTTCAGGGGATCGTAGTGGAGAAGCTCCCCTTCTTTGATCGCCATGACGTTCAGGCGTTTGTAGTATCCGGAACGCACTGCCAGCTGGATATAACCCTTATACCCAAGCTGGAACTGTGCTTCCTTGCAGCCTTTTTTATTGTTCTTGAACGGGACCATATAGAACTGTCCGAGCTGTGGGGATGGTGAGAGGTTCAGTGCTTCACCGAGTAATGCAGCTGACAGGATGCTCTGGTTCGTGCATTCCTGCAAAGCCGGTGTTGTCTGTACTGCAGAAACGATGCTGGAGACGAATCTGGTGGCATTCTTGCCGCCGACCACGCTGTTGATCTGCTTCCTCACTGCTTCCTGGGACATATACGTTGCCATGCTGCTTCTTGTCTGTCTGTTTGCAAGACTGTTTGCTACTGCCATGTTTTATTCCACCTTTCCAAACTGAATGTTGTTGCGGATCAGGTATTCTCTCAGATCCATGATCTGTTTCTTGGTGCCGCGTACACGGAAGTCAAGTGTCCAGATCTCTTCCTGTACTTCTGTAGTGTTCTCTGCTTCCTGTGTTTCTGCCGTAGTTTTCGGTACTTCTGCCTTGCTGTCTTCTTTGTTTTCCGCAGTAGCGGATGTTTCTTCCTGCTGTACTGCCTTTCTGGATGCCTCTTCTTTTTTGGCTTTCTCCTCGGCTGCTTTTCTCTTTCGCTCTTCCAGGGCTTTTTCCATTTCTTCCAGGCGTTTTCCCTCTCTGAGTGCTTCCGAAAGGCTGTAGTTTTCTATATATTTCAGGACAGCCTTGTCACGGAAACGTTCCGGGAGTTCCTCAAGTGCTTCCATTTCTTCAGACATACGGTTGAACAGCGAATGGTAAGCGGTTTCCAGATGCTTGTCCGTGATGGATTTTTTATACATGCTTTCTTTTACTGTTTTCTCGAAAGGGATAACAGAACGAAGATCCCCGACATACAGGTCATAATATTCACGCATCTTTTCCGTTTTTTCGCTGCGGTACTTCTGCTCGATCTCGTACAGCCCGTCATCGATCACTTTGACCGCACTGCGTACTGGTTCCAGCACTTCCTTCACCTGTGCCTCAAATTTTTCATAAGGTGCCGCATAAAATTTCTTTACCTGCTTTCGTTCTTCTTCGAACGCCTTCACCAGTCTGTTCAGGGTCGCCCTGTCCTTACGCATCTCTGCGGTCTGGGAATCTGTATAGGCAATGGATGCATATTCCTGTGCCTTCTTCTGGATCTCTTCCTTCAGCTCGCTGCTGTTCCACTGGATCTCCGGGAGCGTTCCCGGCTCCATCTTGGTCGTGATTCTTAATTCCATGTTTACCTCCTGTCATATCCCCGGCAATATCCTGCTCGGTCTTATGTTGTGTGTTACCTGCTGCCAAAATTTCTTTTCTTCCTGCAAGAGCATCGCAAGGTCTTCTTCAACGTCAGAACGTTCAATGAAATAGTGGCGGACGGCTGTCCGCCTGTCTTCTTCCCGGTCTGACCGTATGTGTGCCCTCAGCACTACAAACCGGTAACCTGTCACCAGCAGATAGTGGAGCACCTGGATATAATAGTTATCCGGTATGCGGTTATCCCATTTGCCCCACTGGGCACCGTTCATGATGTTTGTGGTCTTGATCTCCAGGATACCTTTCCGCCCTTCCTGATCGGTCAGCTCGCCATCGAGTGAAGCCTGCATGAAGGGATGTTCAACGCTCCGCAGGATGCGGTTCTCATGATAAAGCACCTTGTATTCTGGATAATCCAGGGAGAAGAGTCTGCGGATCAGAGGCTCTGCTTCCGTTCCGTATTTCACATACGGCTTGTCGGATATGTCCTCCGGCATCCGTTTCCCGGTTTTCTCCTCGAACAACTCCACGTTGCTCTTGTATGGGTTCAGCCCCAATATCGCAGCCGCATCTGAACCGCCGATCCCAAGCGTGCGGCTTTTCAGCCACGCCGCATGGTCGGCATTTTCAATGATCGTATAGCTCATTTATCTGTATTTACCTCGCTTTGTTTTTCTTCCTGTTCCCTGAGTTCTTTCAGGATCATGCTCACACTCCATGCAGAGCACTTCATTTCATCTGCAATCTTCGCATTGCTCCACCCTGCCTCGTGCAGTGCTTTTACCTTCCCCCGGTCTATGGTCTTTTTTTGTTGGGGGGCTTTTTCACCTTTTCCGACTTCGTCTCTGTTTCTGGAACCGGGATTTCCATCACCAGCAGCATCGTTGCTGCTGTTACCTCTCGGAAGCTCATGCCGTCAATACATCTGGCAGCATATACCGCTTCGCCGTTCCTGAAACGGTCTGCTGCTTCTTTGATGTCGACCTGTTTATATTTCACTTGATTTATCTCCCATCTTTGCCCTATAATTGAGCTGTGTTATTGTTTTTATTTTTTGTGTCCCGGATTGCCTGCCAGCACCGGGACTTTTCACTACCTCGAGTGTCGCTTTCTCAACGATCACCGATTCTTTCGTCTCTTCATTTATTGCATGCACATAGATGCTGTTATGGTGCCAGATCCGGTACTTGTCCGAATCAATCCCGGCCAGTTCCAGGATGGCTCTGGCTTCCTGGTCTTTCCCTTCGCTTACTCCGATCATTATGCTTCCTCCTTACTCTGCCCACATCAGCACACGGATCAGTACCGCACACCACACGGTAATAGCAGTTCCAACGATATCGCGTTCGCAGATTACACTGTATTTTCCCAGCCACCAGAATGTCCCGACTGCGGCTGCTGTGGCTAAAATCGGGGCGAGTGCAGCCGCTCCGGTTGTTTCTTCCGCTTCTTCTGTTACTTCTGTTTCTCTTCTTTTCATTGCTTGTCTCCTTTCCATACGAACCCGGTCAGCTCGTATAACTTTTTGGGACTGATGTATGTACTTCTTCGACTTGCCTGCCCTCTTTTGGTCGGCTTCGATCTGAACACCAGCCCGATATCCAGCTCACCGGACTCCATTCGGTTAATCACTGTGCTCTGTTCCACTCCCAGAACCTTTGCGGCTACCCTTGTGGGTACCGGTTCAGGCGGGAACTCTGGCTGCTTGCACTCCCGGAGTACTTCCAGAAGCATTTTTTTAAGTTCTTCCATTTTGCCACCTCACTTTCTCTATTCATCCAGTGTCAGAATCACAATCCAGAACAGCAACAGGATTGCTAATGATTTCAACATTTCCTTACCCCGCTTTCTGTTCTGCTTCCAACATTTCTTTGTCTCTCAACGCTGACAGATATGCTCTTGCTTGCAATTTTCCATTGATATCAAGAGATTCGAAAATCTCAGCAATTTTTTTTGCATCTTCTACATCTGTTATTGTTAATGCTTTTTTCATATGTTTTCGCCTCCTTTTTTGTTTTGATGACTACATTTTAAACTTTAGTTTTGTTTTTGTCAAGTCATTTTTATGACATTTTGTTCCTTTTTTGTATTGACCAAAACATTTTTATGTGTTACTATTGAAATCGCAGGAGGTGATAAAAATAGAAACTTATGAACGAATAAGAGATTTACGAAAAAACAAATTGCATTTATCACAATCCGAATTCGGCAATCGTCTCGGCGTAAGCAGAAGCGTTATTGCTAATATAGAATTGAATATGCTTGCACGCCCAGATCAAAAAGAACCTTTATATAAGTTGATCTGTAAAGAATTTGGAGTGAATTATGAATGGCTTACTTCCGGAAAAGGCGAACCTTATTCCGAAGAATTACCAGAGGATGAATATACAAAAGCTGTTACTGAAATAGGCATTAAGGATTTACAAGCTCGACAAGTAATTATTGATTATTGGAAACTTAATGAGTCTGATAAAAAACTTTTCCTATCTTTCATCCAACGCTTTGTGACAATAAAAAAACAGGAGGACTAATCCTCCTGCTGCTCCAATATCGTTTTTACAAATGTGTAAATCATTTTCCATGATTTTTCACTTTTTATTCGTTCCAACATTTGTAAAACTGCATTTTTGTACTTCATCTTATGTACCTCCCAATCACGTTTTTTCAAACATTTGTTCGAAATTCCTTGATTTCATATTATCACAGAAGTATTTGTGATGCAACCATTTTCGAACATTTGTTTTTAGTAAAATTTTCCTTTCACTATATAAAACGTGTCGGAAGTTAAAAAGTTGTGCGTTGTCCGGAATCCCGGACGCTTTTTGAAAATCACTTATATTCAGACTCGTACAAGTCAGAAATAGTGGTTTTCAGCCCTGCTGCCAACTGTTCCATAGTTGCCAGTGTAGGGCATACCTGACCGGTCACTATGTCACCGATCGTAGACCGGGGAACACCGGTCATAATTGCCGCCTGCCGGATCGACAGGTGGTGCTGTTCCAAGAATTGAGATAATAATATTTTCATGGTGTTATTATCTCCGGAAAAAGAAAAAGTATTCAAAGGAGAAAAAAGTTATGGGATTATTAAATTTCTTAAAGCCCCAAAGATATGATATGGACTCTTTAGAAGGAATTAATTCTATTCCAGTTCCAGCAAAAAATTATCATACTGGTGATCCAACAAAAGATTGTATTTATTACCTTTTACAAAGAAAAGCTACCGAACATAAAAAGCTGGGCGAATGGATTGTGCAATTGCTTGTTTGCGGAAATCTAATGCATTATCTGATTACGAGAAGCGTCCATTATTGACTTCGAAAGAATATCTTCGTTTAGTTAAATACATTGAATCAACCGGCGATATGGAACTTGCGAAGAAAGAATTAGAAAACATCTACCAAAAGCATCCCGAATTTTCGGATAAAAGATTCTCAAATTTAC